ATATATACGATAGATCGGAAGGCTTTCAAATTATATTTGATCAGCTACTATCTATAAAACAAGAAAATTTTCAAATAATTGAAACTGGAACCGTTAGAAATCCTATGAATTGGAAAGACGGAAATAGTGGATTTTTATTTGCTGAATTTGTAAAAGAATATGGCGGTTTTGTTCGTTCTGTTGATATAGACCAAACTGCTGTTAACATTGCCAACAACTTTGTAAACAATGAATTTTACAAGTCTTTTTGTTCCGATAGTGTGACATGGCTGTCATCCTTACAGGATTTAAATTCAGTAGATTTATTTTATTTAGATAGTTGGGATGTAGAATGGCAAGATGACGATCCAAGCGCACAACATCATTTAAAAGAATTTAAAGCAATTGAATCCCATCTTAGTAATCAGTCAATTGTTGCTATAGACGATAACTCTTTTAAAGTTACTGGTGAACGAACTGGCAAGGGTAGAGCAATATACAATTATCTTAAAGATAAAAATATATTTCCTATATACGACGAATACCAAATAATTTATAAATTTTAACTATGATCATTGATACTTTTCTCTTCAACGACGAATTTGATATGTTAGATATTCATTTAGACATAACTAAGAATTATGTTGACAAATGGATTGTTTTAGAAGCTAGTAGAACTTTTAGCGGACTTTTAAAACCTTACAATTTAACAAATAATTTAGATAGGTACAAAAAAGAATTAGGCGATAAACTTGAAGTTATAACATTAGACTTAACAGAAGATCAAACTAATCTTATATGCGAAACTATGATGCGTAGGGGATTTCGCAATTCGTTGGACAAATGCAATGACGATGACATTATCATACACGGTGATTTAGATGAAATTATAAATCCGGAAAACTGGAATTCTATAATTGCATTAATGGAAGAACATAATAAACCGGTTTCTTGTATTTTTGAAATGTATCTTTATAGATTTGACCAAAAAGCAGGTAGAAACTGGAAAGGTAGCGTGGTAGCTAAAAAATCAATGTTTGATACACCGCACGATCTATACAAAGGTTCAATGGAAGTAGCAAAAAGAAAAGTCAGAGCTCATTGTGTTAGTTTAAACGATACCGTTGGTTGGCATTGGACATGGATGGGAAATGACGAATTAATAAAAAACAAAGTTGTAAGTTGTATAGAAAGTCAGCATCGTGATCCCGAACAAATTTTGCAGGCATTTAAAGACGTTGATACAAAATCTGCAATAAATCATAAGGCAGGTAGTGAAATTATTAGTCCCAAATACCCGCAAATTGTGTTTGATGTTTTAAAAAAATATCCTTCCTATTGGCATAATCCACCGGGAGAGATTTAATATAATTAAGGTTTTACTACAAACCAACACCGCCCACTTCTTCTAACTTTAATATTTTTAGATCCAAAAAATTCCCAAACTGCTCGTTGCACTCCGGGGTGACCTTTAGTATAATCGTCACCCCCAAAGTGGCTTCCGGATTTAATTTTTGGCCACCATGCATTTAAGTCTTGGATTACGCATTCGTATGTGTGTCCGGCATCTACATAACAAAAATCAACTGAGTTATCTTTAAATTGTTTCGCAGCATCCCAACTTAACGTTTGAATAGTTTCAATTTTGTCAAGAACAGGAGCAACATTCTCGTGGAACACTTGTTTAAGATTTTTAGTAGTTCCGTGATCTTTTAATTCAATTCCGCCGTCCCATGTATCAACAGCGTAAAATTTACCTAATTTATTTTTATTGATTAGTTCAACAACACAATATGCAACAGATCGACCAGTCCATGATCCTAGTTCAACCCAAACGCCATTAGCTGGAAACTTTTCAATAGCGATATCTAAAAATACCGTATTTTTTTCACTCATAAATCCATCAAAGTTCTGATAAAAGTGTTCCATCGTATTTCCTCATAAGATCGTTCATAGTATATTTTTTAGTCATGTATATTGATACATTTTCTAAAACGCTTACTTCTAAGTCGCCTGGGCGTCTAGGCATAACTTTAACTTCAAAATCACAATTGTTTACACGTTTATAAATTTCGACCATTTCTTTAACGCTAGTTCCTACACCGTGCCCTAAATTTTCTAAACCTTGTGCTGGACTATCGATAGCTTTAATTAATGCAGAACTAATTTCGTTCACGTGGGTGTAATCCCTAATACACGACCCGTCTCGAGTGTTATAGTCATCACCGTACAAATAAAATACACCTTCTTTTTCAGCCCTCATGAGACTAAAGAATAGTCCGTCGGGGTTTGTAGGCGGTAATCCGTCTGCACCAGTAACATTATAAAATCTAAACATTGTAAAATCTTTTTTATTCTTTTTACAATAATCTTCAACAACTAACTCGGCCATTCTTTTAGAAATTCCATAAGGGCTTGCCATTCCGGCTGCGGAGCCTGTTGAAGCAAGGACTAGATTTCTATATTTTAATTTTGTTAAAACATTATAAGTACCGTTGACATTTGTGTCAAAATATTCCATTGGATACAATGTAGACCTACTGACATTTACCAATGCTGCTAAATGTATTACGGTATCAAATTCAGTGTCTAAATTAAAATCAGCTCTAATGTCAATCGAATGATCAGGATCTTTGATATCCAGTTTGTAAACATCATACTGATTTCCAATCATTTTAATAAGATGCTTACCTATGTAACCTTCCGAACCTGTTATAAGAATTTTTTTCATATTTGTCTGTGCTTTTTATTAATATCTTCTACTCTACTTAATAATTCTAATTCAGTACCAAGATCTAATGCTTCCATTTGGATGGCAGCAATGTCTTTAGGGAAACATGCGCCGCCCCAACCGCATTGACCGTCTGGTCCAGGCACCTCCATGTGTGTCGTTCCTATACGTGCATCGTAATTTGCTAGATGCACTAAATCTTTAATATCAACTTCTTCTGCATCTGCAATCTTTTTAAAATCATTCATAAATGTTACCTTAGTTGCAAGATAACTATTCATCATATATTTGTAAAGAGCCGCGGTTTCGATACTGACAATAATATGTTTATTGTGAGTTAATCTTCGACCTTCTATAAGAACTTCCCTAGCTTTTACTGCCCAATCGTAATCACCGCCAATAACACAATAATTTGCATTTGCATAATCTCGAACAGCATCTGCCTGTGTTAAAAATTCCGGCACATGAACAAGATTTATAAATTCTTGTTGTAATCTTTTGTAGGTTCTAGGAGGCGCAGTTGTTTTGGCAATAAAAACACAATTGGGATTTTGGATGGTAACGAACAATAATTCCTTTAATACATTTTCAAGAATAGTAGTGTCGCAGTGACCGTCTTCTGTGCTTGGACTAGGTACACAGATAAAAATTGCATCTCTATCTAAAAATTTTTCAAGGCCTGCAGAGCCTGGAAGTTTTGGATCTCTAATTATTAAATCAAAATCTTTATAGGCCCATCCTATTGCCTGACCTACAAAACCAAAACCAATGATACCAATTTTCATAGAGTTGCATCTTCCAAACCAGCTGTTCTAAGTTTGACAATGTTACTCAATTGCCATTGTTTGATATCTAGGCCTTTGATGATGCCAAGCCATTTATTTCTAAGCAAGGCAAAATCGTTAATGATTTTTTCAAAATCTACAACGTCGGCTTCACCTTCTACGAACTTTTCGCAGTCCCTAGAAGATAAAGCTCGTTGATAGTTTTCAAGATACTTACGAAAATGTTGAGAACGAAGGCGTCTTAATTCTATGTTTAAATATTCTAAGATGCCTTCAATTTCTTGAAGTTGGTTGAATCGGTTTTCAACAATACCAGGCATACTAGCGGATGCCCGTTCTATATTTCCTGCAATGCGAACATCTTGTTTTGCTGCCAATAACTCGGCTTCATAATATGCTACAGCACTCGGGATATGAGAAATGTCTCTGCTAACCTTATCATACCAATTCATTTATTCCTCATCTTCGTAGTAATCATCATCCTCAATTTCTTCACCATCAATTGCATATTCAATTGCTTCGTCGAGATATCCGTCAACACCAATTAAACCCTGTAGGGTTGATTCTTTAATGCCATAGTCTAGCAATGTATTAACAAAATCAGCTGCAAGGTCTTTTCTATGTTTCTCTGGAATATGTTCAATAACCAGTGTCCAGATGTCTGCAATTAAATCTTCTTTCATTCAATATTCTCCGTTTCAGGTTCAACTTTATTAGTTATCTCGGAAACGGAATTTTCGCCGTGTTTTGAAATGTCTGACATAATAGCGTCTAAGCCACCATTCTCATTTCTTTCCCAGGCCTTACGAAACTGCTTAATGACTTCACCGTCTTTGGTAGTGTATACAAGGCTGTTGCCTTCTTTCTTGAGCATGCCTTTGGCTTCGGCTAGGTCTACTAAACCGCTGTAAGGATTCATACCTGTTTCATATGGAATCTTTACTTGTACACTTTCAAACGGCTTTGCATAACGAGTTTTCATAATCTTACAAGCGGCACGGATACCACGCACTTCTGTAATCTTATTACCGTCATCATCTTCTTTAAGTTTAAGTTTTTTCATAGCAACAACGATACTTGATGCATAGATAAAACCTTGACCGCCAGAAATCTTGTCATCTGGATCAAACATGTCTTGGCTAGCGTATGTGTGATTGGTTGCAACTAGGCCAATGTTTAGTGAACCAAACATGTTAACGCAGTTACGAACAAGTGCTGTCAGTGCTTTAGGTTTACGACCCATATCACCTTTTAGGTCACCTGCTTCAAACTGATTAACGTCTGTGGGTGTTAGCAACATGCCTAATGAATCTAACACAAATAGGACCTTAGGACGAGTGTCTTCAGGCATTGTTTTATATTCTGCAACGAACTCTGTGATAGTCTTTGCTACATCGTCAATCATAGCCATATTAAGTTTTAACAACTTATCTTCAGCTGTGTCAACACCTAGAGCCTTGAGCCAATCCTCGTCAAGAGCGTTTTCTGTATCAATTAAGATCGGGTAGATACCCTGTGCCTGTGCTGCCTTAATAAGATTACCTGAGCAGATATATGATTTACCTGCACCGCTTTCTCCTGCAAACACGGTTACTTTGCCTAGCGGAACACCTTTGTGAAAATCCCCGCTGATTAGATAATTTAATGCATAATTACCTGTGCTGACCCAATCAGTTGGATCATTAAAGCCAATACTAAGTCCTTCGATGCTCTTAGTTATTGACTTTCTAAATTTAGAAATATCAAATGCTTTTGCCATATTATTGTCCTGTAGTGAAGAGAGAGTGCGAGTTTCCCCGCACCCTTTGTTTAGCTATTATTGCTTCTGACGATTGCGAATCATGGCAAGAATATCTTGCGCACGATTTGCGCCATCTGCTGCTGGTGCTGCTGCCTCAGCTTTAGGAGCAGATGCTACAGGAGCAGCTGGTTCTTCCCACGGAGCATCTTCTTCGGCTGCTGCCGTTGCTGGAGTTGCTGCACGACTAGCTGCCGCTGCCTTGTTAGGGTCGCCTGTGGCCTGTCCCATACCAGCTGGTTTGAAATATTGACCCCAACGTTCCATATCATAGGCTTCGCCGTCAACTGACGCTTCAAACATTTCTTTCATGACCTTAAGCTCAACGTCAGTTGGCTTCTTAGGTAGAAAGTCTGAAAGATTAAACAAACCAAATTGTTCAATAGCTGCCTTATCCGCATCAGAAATAGCACGTTCACGACGGCTACACTTTGAAG